GAATCTATCGGTGAGGCAATCACCGCCATCACAACCCTAGGAAACGATCTCTCGGTCGAGGAGAAGCGTAAAGCCCAGCCCGTAGCGGTAGCCATCGTGGTATCGCAGGTGGCTCAGGCAGCAGCAGCGGCAGCCGCCGCATCCAAGACTGGAGGGAAGAATCGTGATTAAGCGCATCATCAACGACCTCATTGGTGGATCGTGGACCATCCTCGGTCTCCTCTTCGCGGTCGTGGTTCTGCCAGACGGCAGCACCAAGGACACCATGTCCACAATCTTCTTGGTTCTCATTGCACTGTGGATCTTTAGCGGTCCGCTCCGCTGGATGGAGGAATAGTGAAGTTCAAGGTCAAGTCCCAACTCGATCACATGGAGAAGGGCGGCATCCTCGACGACTGCGGTCCGTCGTCTGCCGCCGCCGCACTCTCTTGGGCTGCTGGTTATGTCGCTGACTTCAGCGCCGCTGACGGCATTGCCGCCAAGGAGAAGGCGACTGGCAAGAAGGACGTCCAGGGAGTTGCGGACAACGGCTCGTCGCTCGCCGATCTGGCTGCGACGGTCAAGGTGCTTGGCGGCTCTGCCCGCTATCCGAAGTCGTGGGACGATGTCGTCGCCGCGGCGAAGAGCGGTGCTGGTCTCGTTGTCTGGGTCCAGCAGGCAGTCGCCTACCCGAAGGTCGAGATCTCGGCGTGGCACTCGCGCTTCGTGAAGCGCCATCCCAAGGAGTCGTATGGTCACATGACCGCCGCCGCCTGGGATGCCGAAGAGGGCTGGCAGTGGGCTTGCCCCACGCGCTCGGGCAAGGGCGCTGAGGCGTTCGCCGTCAAGGTGACCGAGGAGGAACTCAAGCAGATCGCGGACAGCAAGCGTGCCTCGAAGAAGCACGTCGCCCCCGAGTTCAAGCATGTCCTCATTGTTACACATCCTTCCCGCCCGAAGGCGGAGGCTCCGAAGCCCGTGGTTGAGGCTGCCAAGCCCGCCCCGCAGGTGGCTCCTAAAATCGACGTAGAGGCACCTAGGAAGCCCGTAGAGGCGCCGAAAGTGCAAAAGGCTATCAAGACACCCACCGAGTTGGACAAGGCGGTAGACGCCCTGGGAAAGCAGGATTGGGGCAAGATCGGCGCTGAGGGTCTGGCGCTGGCAGGCAAGGCGGCTGAAGCCGCAGGTAAGGAGAAGACCTTCATGGGCAAGATCAAGAGTTTTTTCGTCTACATCGCGGACAATAGCAAGATCGACGAGATGCTGCTGGACGCGGTCCGCACGTTCCTGACCGTCTCGATCTCGGTTGCGCTGGGTCTCGGCATCCCGCTCCTGGACATCCAGGGCGGTGACTTCCGAACCATCCTTTCGGCTGGTCTCGCCTCGGCGCTCCAGGTAATCGTCAAGGCGCTCGATCCGAACAACAGCGAGTACGGGGTTACGAAGAAGTAATGCCGAAGACAGCAGCATGGCAGCGTAAGGAAGGACAGAACCCCAAGGGGGGTCTCAACGCCAAGGGTCGCGCGTCCTACAAGGCGCAAACTGGCGGCACGCTGCGGGTGCCCGTGAAGAAGGGCGACAATCCACGACGCGCATCGTTTCTCGCACGAATGGGGAACATGCCTGGTCCAGAGCGCGACGAGAAGGGTCGTCCGACGCGCTTGCTCCTGAGCCTTCAGGCTTGGGGTGCCAGTAGCAAAGCGGACGCCAAGCAGAAGGCAGCCGCTATGTCCAAGCGTCTGAAGTCGAAGGCTTGATTCAGACACAGACGATCGCGGGCGATCTTGCCCGAGGACGAACTGACATCGAGTTCTTCGCCGAGCGTTGGCTCGGGATCAAGGGGAACCCTGGGCAGGTAGCCTGGTGGAAGGCGTGTGCCGAGCGCGAGGAGAACGGATTCCGTCCTCGCTACATCACCACGGTGGTGTCAGCGGGTAACCGCGCAGGGAAGACACTCGCAATGGCAGTGGTCTGCCTCCACCACGCGATCTACAAGTTGGGGATCAAGGGTCCCACCCAGGGCGACCCCGCTTCTGCACGAGAGTGGCTGAACGCTTCATACGAGTGGTACCACGTCGGTATCCAGCAGGAGACCGCCGACCTCGTCCACCGCGAGATCGAGACGATCCTCGGTGGTCACCACCCAGCCCAGAAGGGTCGCGGATGCCCGATGATCAAGGAACTGGGCAAGGTCGTCGAGACCACGAAGAAGTACCGCGGCGAGTATGCCTGGGTCAAGGTTAGCCCGATGCTCGGTGGTGCGAACATCCACTTCCGTACCACCCAGGACAAGGCGAAGGCGCTCCTGGGCAAGGACATGAACGGGATCTCGTTCGACGAGGCAGCGTTCGAGCCGCACCTGCTCATGATTTACCAGGAGGTCCTGAACCTCCGCCGACTCTCCACTGGCGGTCCACTTCACTTCATCGGGACGCCGACCGAGGGAATCGGCGACTACTCGGAACTCTGGCACCAGGGCGACCCAGAGAACCCAAACCGCGACGAGAAGTTCATCTCGTTCAGGCTCTCGACCCGCGATAACGTGGGCTACGGTCTGACCCAGCAGAACTTCGATGACGTCGTGCGGCAGCAGGCTGAGTACCTGATCCCGCAGAACATCGACGGCTATTTCATCGAGGCACGGAACGCCTTCTTCTGGAGCCAGTCGGTCGGGGCAGCGTTCAAGGACATCCCCGAAGAGGTCCCGCCCCGAAGGAACGCCAAGTACGTCCAGGGCGTCGACCCTGGGATCTCGCACGATGCCACCTGGGCGATCACCCTGGACATCACCAGCAGGGGAAAGATCGTCGGGACTCGCATCCGCAAGCGCTCTGGCAAGCAAAGTATCTCGTCAGTTGTTAACATGGTGCGTGAGGGTCATATCCTCTACCAGCAAGATGGCGCGTTTTGCACCACCATCGTGGACTCGACTGGTCTGGGCGGTCGCCTATTCCAGCAAGAGTTCAGCGTCATCAAGCCCCTTCGTGGATTCGACTTCGGCGGCACGAAGGCTAAGAAAGTAGAATTGCTCAATGACCTCAAGGCGGTCATTGACAAGGGTCAGATCGAACTTCCCGCTGGCGGACTCTGGTCCGAACTTCGTCGCCAGTTGCTGGCGTACAGGTTGGAAGACAAGAAGTTGGAGCAAGACGCGGTCATGGCACTCGCCATCGCCGTCCGACATGCCCTGAGAAACCCTGAGCGTGCGGTGGAGAATCCCACGTTCACATATTTTGGAGTAAGTGACTGATGGCAGACAAGGTCCGCAAGGTACCGAGCGCGTTCGAGGGAACGCGAGCGATCCCTGCTCAATACACGACTGACCCCGATATCGCGACGCCCGAGCAGATTGCCTCTATCGGCAAGGCTACGGACAAGGCGCGCAAACTCTCTCGTGGTCAGCAGATCGTCGAGCCGCAGGCTAAGGGCAAGCCCCTTGCTACGACTCCGATCTTCACCAACATCGCTGGTGGTGACGTCCGCCGCGCGAAGCCTGGCACGAATGCTGGCTTCCGCAGCGCAAACGGCATCAACATGTCGGACCCGTCGATCACGGTCCGCAACCGCGCCACGACGCGAATCAAGCCGAACTTCGAGCGCCTCGCTCTTGGCGAGCAGGCATCGATCAAGATGCTCAAGTCTGCCCTTGAGGGTCAAAACATCGATCCGAACGCCAACGAGGAACTCATCCTTCTCCAGGAGATCCTCGGTCGCAAGCAGTTGGTCGAGCCCGAGCAGAACCGCCAGCGTGCGCTGTTCCGCCGCATGGACAACCTCTACCATCCTGAGACGATCACCCTTGGCGGTGCCGACCACTGGTCCGAGGACCCGAGCGCACGGCTCTCTGGTCGCGCCCACGTCTCGGTCAACATCCACCAGTCGTACGTCCAGATCCCCGCGACGCTCCAGGCGGTTCGCCCCGTGGTCAACTACGTTCCGACGGGCACGACGCCCGAGGACCGACAGGCGGCGCAACTCCGCGAGAAACTCTACTTCCGCTGGTGGGACGCCAACGACATGGACATTCTCCATGAGCATGCCGCCCTCCTGAAGGAACTCTACGGTCATACCGCGGCGAAGGTCTACTGGGACCCGATCGAGCAACTGCCCAAGGTCTCGATCATCGAGCGCCCCGAGAACCTCTACCTCGGCTTCGGCAACAGCGACTACAACCGTCTCGACTGGGCGCTCTACACCTACGGCATGTCGCCGCAGGCTGTCATGGAGGACTACGGCGTCGACGTGATCCCCGTCAAGCAGGGTGACAAGTATTTCCCGTACACGACCCGTGGCACGCACGACGACCCAATCGGAAACATCTGGTCAAACTCGTTCGAGCGAAACCCGCTCCGCCGCGAGACTGCCTACGAGCAGATGCAGGTCGAGGTCTACGACTACTGGTACAAGGTCCCGACGCGCCCTGGTCAGCCGCCGCTGGTCTATAACGCGATCTTCGTTGGGAACACGCTCGTCAAGAACGACGCTCATCCCGAGTACCGCGGCACGCTGCCGTACATCCATCTCCCGAACGGCAAGATCCCTGGCTCGCCCTACGGCAAGCCCGCGCTCTACGACGCCGAGCAACTCCTTCGCGAGAAGGACGAGCGGGTCACTGCCATGGCGCAGATGATCCAGTCGGTGGTCGGCGGTCAGATGTGGCAGTTGGTCGGTCCCGAGGCGCCCGATGAGGTCGCCCCGAACGCCCTGCCGAAGCCTGGTCGCGTCGCGACGCCTGGTCCTGGCAACGAACTCCGCGCCATCCAGCCGTTCATCCCGAACTTCCAGATCGAGCAGTACGTCCAGCGCA